ACTCAACGCCACCGACGTCAGAACGCTGGAAATAAACTGATGGTTGATCTGGTACAGCTGCGGGAACCAGCCCAGCTGGAAGCCGCAGGTATACGCTAAGAACAGCGCGAAAACATACGATGGCACGGACACGCCCAAAACCGAGACCACCGTACACAGCGTATCCCAGATGCTGTTGTGCTTGAGCGCAGCCACAATGCCCAGCAGCAACGGCTGATGGACTTCGTAATAACAAAGTCGATTTTTTTTGCTTCACAATCTGTAATCAGGCGGAGCAACTCCGGTCGTTTCTCGGCTTTGGTACCTGTGATACCTTCATCGAAGTAGAGACCGGCGAACTGCCAATCCTCACGAGAATTGATGTATTGTTCATAATGGCTTTTCTGAGCCTCAAGACTTTCCAATTGAGCGTCACTTCCTGTCGAAACACGACAGTAGGCGGCAACTCGAAGCTTGCTATTTATGGCGGTATTCTTTTGTACACCGTCAATTTTGGTTACCTTCTTCACGGTAGTTCACCTCCCTTCGTTAGTGTCACATATTAGCTCTGAATCCCTTATATATCAAGGAATTTTGGGCATAATCTCAACCCAGAACGGGGAGAATGTTTTACGATTTATTTCAGTTAATTTGTTGAATTCCGACAAGGAAATAAGTCCAAGCTTCATCATCTGTTCTGAGACCTTCTGTGCTAGTAAAAAGTCATAATCCTGCTCAATATCAGACTGCTGTATTGGCTTCGGAGAAGTAGAACCCGGCATTGAAGCTGTAATGTTATCTTGCATAATTTGCCTCCGATCTGAGGAAGTTCCTCACTACTAAATGGAGGCGAGATGGCAGTTTGGCCGAAAAAAGATAAATAAAAAAACGGGCCTGCAGGAGATAACTCCCACAGACCCTGTGCTTGATATGCCTTATACTTTCTTTGCAAAATCCAGAGAAATCCATCCGGCTCCGGATTTCAGTTTGCCCCAGAGGGTAGCGCCTTCGCCTTTGGACTCCTGGACGATTGTAAAGATGCCTTTGCCGGTGAACTGACCGGTCTTGCCATAGTTGGTACCTGGTCCTTTGCGGATATTCAGGTTGGTAATGTCTATCTGAACCTTATAGGAAGTATCTGCAGCAGGTGTTTGGACAGGCTTTGCAGCATTCGGATAAACGATATTGCCAGAGGCATCGAATACCTTGTATCCAGCATTCTCATCTGCCTTTTTCTTAGCATTAGCCAGCAACTTGTAGGCACCAAGCTGACTCTTAGAATCAGACCAAGTTTTGCGGACACGATATATTTGTGAAGTAGAAGCAGTGACGCCACCGGAAGAGGTTTTGGAAATCTCAGAAGTAACCTTAGCGGCCAGATCACCGAGTCTGGAATATAGCCAGTTACCGGGACAGGACTTGTTCGCAAACCATCTGTGGACCGTCAGCACCATTTCATCAGACTTCGGAGCATAGTTCAGCGTTTTTGTCTTGTCCCCAAGCCACAGGAGCTTCTTCTTACCGTTTCGCTTGCAGATATCGGTGCAGAGCTTGACGAGGGAATCATAGACCGCACTGTTCATTGCATACGGCTCGGACATATCACTGGCGCACTCGATAGTGACTGCACGCTGGTCATTGGCGTTGGACGAAGAACACCAGCTGCGGTTCTTCTCCTCCACGCAGAGAGAAATGCGACCATCTTTGCCGATGCCGTAATTGCAGCTTGCCTGTCTGGACGGACTGGTAAAGCAGCTGCAGATGCTCTCACAGGACAGCTGACCCACCACGCAGTGGGGCGTGATGCGGTCGATACTGTGGGTACGCTGCCCGGAGTGATTCGGACTGAGTTTGGTGTATGCTACCAATTTACTGTTTGTGTAGGTCATGTTAGTTTTCCTCCTTTGTGCTTCGATCGTGAAGCTGTTCTAATACGGTTTTGATTTTTTCTGGGACCGGAAGTCCGAGGTGAGCTGCATTTTCAAGTAAGCTGACGCCTTCGTTGGAAATGTAGAAGAAGATAACTGCAGTACGAAGCACGCTACCAGATCCGATGACATGAATGTCGAGGATATTGGCGATGCCTACAAGCAAGAAAATCAATACCTTTCTACAGATACCTTTAAAGCCAACTTCACTGGAAAGCGTGTGATTGGCAATTGCACACATGACACCGGTGATGTAGTCGATGACAACAAAGGCGATAAGAGCGTAGAGCAAGCCATCACAGCCACCAAGGAAGTAGCCAAGCCAGCCACCAATGCCAGCAAAGATAAGTTGAATTGTGTTCCAGAATTCTTTCATTGATAAATACCTCCATTTCTGAAATTAGATATAAGAAAAGCAGCTACCATCTGATAGCTGCGAATAAAAATTAAGCAGTCCTTTTCCACATGTAACATGTGATATAGGGCTGCAGGTTGTTGTGAGCACTGCCAGAACCAGCAGAAGCAGTGGAGCCGGAAATTGTATGAGTATGTGCGCCAGCGCTAGTGGTGGTTTTATTTGTGACAGCAGTATATCCAGAAGTCGCATCAACCAGAACTCGATTGCCACCACTGGTACCCCATGAGGTTTTCTGGTTCTTCAGGTCATGAGTATGCCCACCGGCACTGGCTGTTGCCAATGTACCTTTTGCATGAGTATGAGAAGGCATTTGTGCCGTAGTTAATGTGACGGTAGAAGCACCACCGGTCTTTTCGACGGTAGCAAAGTTGGTATCGTTGGCATTGACACCAACTGGAACTCGACCTGTTCCCCAAGCAACCCAAGTGCCTCCAAAATAGGTGGATGGATTCGTGTTCTTGACGCTCATATAGATGCTGCCGACAGGATAGATAGCACCGATAGCCTGTTTGATATATTCACTCAATAGCTTGCCGTAGACCTTTACGTCCCATTTCTCAGATACTTCAAAGCAGTTATCCGTTTCTGATACCTTGCCAATCGCTACACCTTTGCCACCGCTCTTAAAGTCCATAACAACTGATGCGGTAGATACGATATCGGTGATGCTGATAGTTGTGAAAGCATCTGTCAATTCGTATCGAACTTCATAGGATGTTTCGGTGGAAATCTTACCGCCACCGAAGGTAAATGCCGTACCGGAATTGAAACTGGCAGAAGCATTGGTCCATGTACTTGTCCCGGCTACTCGGTAGTAGGTAGAACGAGTAACAGCGTTTTTGGAGCTGCAGGATGCAAAGTTATATGACACCGTTGCCTTGATATAGGTGCCATCATCCGATATTGCCCCACTGCTGTTGCATCGTTGCGAGCTGTAAGAGCTAAAGGAAGGGACACTGTAGGCGACGACAGTAATTGATACGGTAGCTGCAGCAGAAGTTCTTCCTCTGGAATCTGTCACTGTGGCAGTAAAAGTAATCGTGCCAGAGCTGTTCAAGAATCCAGTAGTGAGAGTAGAAGAGGTACCAGAGTATCCACCGCCACTGATGCTGTAGGATTTTATGGTTGAACCATAGCTTCCGGCGGCACCATTGATTGTGAGAGTAGCCTTCGACTTCGATTGCACATAGATGCCCCATGTGCTTGGCACATCGACGTCAATACGATTTGCTGTCAAACCGGAGATAGTGGGTTTGACGGAAGAAGGCACTGTTAGCGTCAGTGTGCAGGTTTTTGTACCAATCTTGGTGGAGCCATTATAGGTATCACAGGTAATTGTGCAGGTTCCGCTTGTGGTACTCGGTATCTGGCTTGCCAATGCGAGAGCAGGTGTCCACGATACAGAGGTGGAAGTGGTCTTTGTTGTGATGGTTCCGGTAGCACTACCGAAGGAATAGGTCAGTGTATGGGTGAAGGAGGAAGATGCTCTTGAAATAGAAATTGTTGTGGCACTGCCCATATTCACTGATGTTGCCGATACCGAAGACGCTCTTGGAATCGTATTTAGTGTATGCGTTCCGCTTGCGGATACATTGACTGCATAGCTATAAACACCAGCTTCACAGCTTAATTTGAAAGATTTTGTACCATCTGCATTATGACTGATCTTTAAGGATCCGGATGCTACAACAGTTCCGTTATAGAGCTGAATACGATTATCGGTTGAGGTGGAGTAAACAGTCGTGCCATTGATAACAGCCTTAAAACCACCAGACATGACCCAGCCACTTCCTGAGCCGGAGCCTTTCAGTGTCCATGCAATGGTAGATGTATTGTTTGATATATCCTGACTGGATAATGTCCATGATAAGGTGACAGAACGGCCTTCTTTCGTGCCGGTTGTAATACTTCCGCTGGAAGCCATAATAAATCACTCCTTTACGATGCTGGACCTCTCCACTTGATAGAGAGGTTACCGTTATTTCTTGGAATAAAGTCAAACCATCCTCTAGTCTCATTACCAAGGGACAGCTTGTTACGAATCTCTGCATTGGTGATAACTAAGCTGTTGTTGGAGATATAGGCAATTTTCTGTCCGTTTTCTTTGAAGGCCAGTTCATTGTTGGAGAGCTCGGCAGTAAAGGCATTTCCGACCTTGCCTAGCTCAATAAGAGCTCCTTTGAAGCGGATATATTCTTCAAGGAGCTCCTGATTTGTTGCGATATTGTCCTTCAGCTCATCTGTGACAGCAGAAAAATCCATGCGGATTTCACTACTATTTTGAGTGATGGTGGATTGAAAATCCTGCTGGATCGTTGCCATTTCTGAGCGTGAGATATATTCTTCACGAACAGAGAGCCGGATCTGTTCCGAGGATTTTGAAATCTCCGAATAGCACTCACGCACATTTTCCTGAAGGGAAGCGATGTCTTCCTCATATTCGGCAACATTCTGAAATGAGGCCTGACAGGAAGTGATAAGTGCCATAGGATCACCTCCTAGTTGGAAACATCACACTGCAGTGTAAGCAAGCTATCGATATCGGCAGCGGACAGATAAATGACCTTCCCGGTTTTGTTAAAGGTGACTGCATTGCCATCTTTGTCCTGAGCATACCAGTTATAAGTCAGAGACTGTTTTTCTGTGGCATCTACCCATGCGCTACCGGAATATTTCTGAAGAGTAACTGTTTTGGCTGAGTGACTGATTTTATACCAGAATGCGCTGGTCGCAGGATTAGAAGGAGCCGTCTCGCTGATTGGACCGAGAAGCCCATCTACTTCTTGCTGATTGGTACGGACGATAACATATGGGCAGACACCTCCCTGATTATTCTTTACTGTGAAACCTCCAATAGAAAGAAGCTCCGATACATACGGATCGGATTTATCTTCGACAGTGATAACGTCTACATAGGATTTGCCACCATAGGTCATCGTGCATCGATAAGACTGGATATTCACAATATCACTTCCGGATACCGTCAAAGTAGAAGAAGTTGCACCGGAAATATTCGCCCATTTTCCACCAGTGTATTTTGCCCACTGATAGGTGGCACTCGTGATGGCAGTCGTACCAGAATAAGCAGAGGTGGCAAGGGATAAGCTGCCGGACTGATTCATGACGATGGTGCCGTTTGGTGCATAAACAGAGAATACAACAGCGCTGGTGCCATTACTTCCTCTGGTGGACTTAGCCCATGTAAATTTCTTCACAACAGTTTTACCGGAAATAGTAAAGGTCAAATCAACCGTTCCATTAACCACGCTTTCTCCGCCAAGGGTAGCAGATGCAGCAACCGTAAGAACGACAGAGCCAGCAGCAGATGCAGTAGCTACCGTATTGGTTTTTAGTGTCATACCAGAAGGCAAAGTTCCGACAGCGCAGGTGCAGGCAGTCTGGGTGATGCCAACATAGCCGGTGAAAGGAATCGTGATATCTAGTGCGGCAGTTGCTGCACCGGTAGCAGAGCAAGCAATTGTTTGTGCTTCATTTCCTAGAATAATCGAAAGACCGCCTGTTCCGGCTGCACCCGGAGAACCAGGAGAGCCTTTGCTACCGTCATACATCTTTGTGATTGAAATGGTGTCATAGACATCAGCATCATCTGTAAGCAACTTGATTTGAGCAACATTATCGATGAATACAGCATGTGCAGGTTTTACTACGAGAGTTCCACCAGTGATGCTGGTATTGTCAGATGTGGTTGGATAATCTGCCCACGCACCAGAGCTGTTTTTGTACTGCCATTTGGAAATGGAAATGCCCTGTACCTGAGCGCTTAACGTAGCCTGTGATGCTCCGACCAATGCAGAGGAAGTGTTGTACTTGAACACATAGGTGTCGGAAGTTACATATGCGAGCTTTGCATTCTCAGCATTTCGCACCAAGGTATAAGTGATATCCGAAGTGATATTGACAGTGTTCTTGGTCTCGGAATCGTAGTAGCTGATATAGCAAATGTAGGTAATCATACCGGTGGAAGAGGACGCCAGCACATTGCTGTTGACCTTCAGAATTCCTCCGGTAACCTTCTCATTGGAGTTTAGTGCGGTATCAGCACCGCTGCCGTCTTTACGTTTCCATGTGATAGTCAGACCGGAGGCATTTAGAGCTACGTTCGTCTGATCAAGGAATACAACGGGTGTCAGTGTAAGATTGGTGCTGGCCCAGTTTGGCGCATAGGTGTGAGGCAGCACATTTGGGTCCTCACTCTGTGTTTTAGGCAGGTTGGAGGTAATATAAGCCGACAGCTTTCGTTGGTCTGTGATGTCCACGAATGTCTGCTGGCTGGAAGTTAAGATTGTAGGCATTTACTGGCCCTCCTTTATATAGATACTTCACAGTAAAAGGATGCATTATCCTGTACATCCTCTGTGGTTACGATGATTGATTTTATTCCGGCGTGAGTGGAGTCCCATTGCGTATCCGCTTCTTCATTGCCGGATTTTCTATGCCAAACGAAGGCAGTCTCCGGAAGTGATTCCGTAATGTCTTTATCCCATGAGAAGACCTTACAGAAAAGCCGACTGTTCTGGCCCTTATCTTTAAAGATGCTGACGCCGTCAACAATGAGCTCTGTGCGATACATCTTGGAGGCTGCGATGCTATCTACTTTGCCGGAGATTCCTTCAATGGTGGCAGTTTGTCCGAGCAATTCATCTTCGATAGCAGTAAGATTTTTATTCTGTTTGGCCGATATGGAAGTTAGCTTGATGCCGCTGGCTCCGATGGTTATGGTGTTCCCGGATGGATTTAAGTAATCTACAGTCTTGCTCATGCAGGCATAGCGCCCATCAATGCCATGAGGCGAAGACAGACAATCTACGAACTGTCTGGCATGAATGCTTCCAATGTCGGCACCGGTGTCTGATTCATCCACGATGGTCAGTTCCATGCTGGTGATACCGTCAATAAGCTCTGCAAGACGAGCTTTTGCTTTCCGGAGCAGATTAGAAGGAAAAGTTACATCGTCCCAGATTTCAGTGGTCCATATCCAGCCGATTTCTTTTGTAGCAGCATCGTCATAGATGTAATTTAGCCCGTCATTTACAGAAGTGATATCAACACGTTCATTGGATTCGATTTCATTTCCTTCTTCGTCGGTTGTCTTTTTCTTTGCTCCAAGTGGGATGAGCGCAGTGATACGTTCGGTATGATCACGGGTGATCTTTACATCTGTGAGATTCTTTCCATATTCCACAGACTGCACAGAACGTGTGTTGAACTCTGCGAGGTAGTCCAGAAATTTTTCAGATTCCGTATAGCGAACCATCAAATAACCACCATGTGTATTGATGAGCTTGCTTTTGATGGCATCCAGCGTGCAGGAATACTCGGAATTGCTATAACTGATATAGTCATTGTTATCCGTGACTGTGATATTTCCTAGTTTGAAACGTTTCTTTTCTTCCACTGACTCATTGTGAACGGAGAGAAAATATTCCAACAGACCTTTGAGTGTTCCCTTATAGGAGAAGGGCGGTTGCTGGCTATCCTTGAGATATGCCAGAGCGGATTCACAGGTCCAAGTGTGCGTATTATAAAAATCACTGCCGTCGTTTAAGGCACGACCTTCAAAGACTGTCGTATCGCCTTTTTTACAAACGATGGTAGAAGCCATCGGGCGTATGTAAGTCAGATACGGATGATTAAAGGGCGCAGATAAAGTCAGACTATCGATGTTTTCGGCATCTTCAGTCAGCTTTGCTTCTGTGATAGCAAGCTGCGATAACTGTGGATGAAAGAAAAGCTGACCGTCTACGAAAATACGAAATACACTCATAGGCGGCCCTCCCTAAATCGAAAGGTAGTAGTGCCTGCTCCTTGGATTGTGACTGTATTTCTGCCAGCTTGCAATTCAAATTCCGGAAGTGTCCAAGTACCTGCGCTAAGTGATTTTCTGAAAGAATCACTGCCGAGTGTCCAACTGAGAGCTGTTTCGGAAGTGGCCGTGATAACAGGAACCACAGGCATAAAATCATTTTCAATAATGAGCGTGCCGGAGCCAGTCAGATTAACGACGGTCTCTTCATTGTGATAACGATAGGAATCTGCATCTTCACAGGAAATCACGAGCTGGCCTTTACCTGAGAGTGGATCATACTCAGAGGAAATCTCTAAAGTACCAATAGCATATAGTTCTGGTTCCTCGCTGGTCGATACTTTTATGAGCTGACCTGCATAACGGTTTGCTATTTCAGCGACCATCTGGTCATAGATTTTTCTTGTTCCCAGCATGGAAAACGTCAAAGAGAAGCTCCGAGGCTGATAGGATATACGCCCCAGAGCTTCTGTGTAACGAATGGGAGAATTTCTTCCCGGAACTATAATCGTATTGGTCTGAGATTGTGGTAGCGGGAAGGAGATGGTTTCTCGGAGCCAACCCATAGATGCGACTGATGTTCCATTTAATTTGATATCAGGTGTCATAGACTGAGCCTCCTTTGTAATTTTTGTGTTTTACCGAGTTCACCGTCGATTGCCGGGAGAAGGTGTCCGACAAGTGTACCGTCTTCAAGATAGATACCCTTGCTGGAATTATCCGCAATAACCGCCAGATATTTTTCCATTGCACTGGTATTGAGATGACTGGAAATCATTGATTCCAGTTGTTTGTAGAAACCGGCAAGAGGAAGAATGGCTTCTGCACCGGCTTCACCGCCAGCCATCAAGGAAGATCCATTCATTCCAAAGATGGTAGGACTTGTCATGATACCACCTTCTTTGTACCAATCAATAGAAAGATGTGGTACAGAAGGTGGAGAGATAGATAGTTTACCAGTTACTTTGAAATGCGGTAGCTTGATGTGTGGAAGAGAAATCTTCATGCCGGAGAAAAATCCCTTGATGGCATCAACCACGCTTTTGACCTTATTCTTTGCGGCTTCGATAGGTGTTGTAATAGCAGTTTTTATTCCGTTCCATACGGATGTGGCAGTTGATTTGATTCCGTTGAAAATACTGGTTACAGTACTCTTTACAGAATTAAATACTGTTGTAACGGTACTTTTGATGGCGTTGACTGGAGTTGTAACGGCAGCCTTTATTGCATTCCATACGGTGGTTGCTGTACTTTTGATGGCATTGAACACAGTCGTTACTACAGATTTAATAGCGTTAACGACGGTCGTTACCACAGTTTTTATCGCATTCCATACAGTAGAAAATACTGTCTTGATGGCGTTCATCACAGTACTGATAACAGAGGCTACTGCATGAATGACCGTGGATACCTTGGATTTAATTGCATCCCAGACTGATATGATGATTTCTTTGCAGTTCTCCCAGATAAAACGAAATGGAAGCGTGATAATATCAAAAGCAGCGCTTAAAATGGAACCTATCGCCATAATTCCGACAGTTACAATGTTTTTCAGCGTCTCCCATATGGTGGTGAAGAAAGTAGCAATGCCATTCCAGATGCCTTCAAAGAAAGTCTTGATGTTTGTCCAGACTTCATTCCAGCTGGTACCAAACCAGCCAAGGACGACATCTGCAACGCCCTTGATGACATTGAGAATGTTGGTAAAAAAGCTACTGATTCCGTTCCAGATAGAAGAAAATATTTCCTTTACACCGGTCCACGCTTGCGACCAATTCCCGGTAAAGATACCAATAAAGACGTCGAGGATTCCGGTGATCACACCAGTTACTGTGGAGAGAATATTTGCAATATTGTTAAACACTCCCTCGAATATGGGAGCGAGGACCTGGCAAAAACCATCCCATACTGTCTTTAGAACATCCACGATATCGGTGAACTGAAATCCCAGAGCATTCAGCCTGTCAACAATACCCTGACAAAAGCCAGAGATAGTGTCCTTGATACGATTCCAAGTTCCGATAATCGCATCCCGGAAGCCTTCATTGGTTTTCCATAGATGAACAAAGGCAGCTACTAAAACTGCTATAACTGCAACAACAGCCAATACGGGAGCAGAGATGCCGCCGAGTGCAGCACCAAGTTTTCCAAGAACACCGGTTCCACCCTGAACAGAAACCTTCAGTTTGCTGATACAATTGGCCAATTTTACAACCCCCTGCATAGCTACACCGATTTTTGAGATGGCCGTTCCGATGATGACAAGCAGCGGACCGATTGAGGCAACCAAAAGAGCAATGGTAACAATGGTTCGCTTTGTACCTTCGTCCATACCATTTAGTTTATCCACGAAGCCTTGGAGTTTTGAAACAATAGAGCGGATGGCAGGCATTAAGATATCGCCAAAAGAGATGGCAAGCTCCTGAAGCTGTGATTTTAAGATGGTGAGTTGACCAGCAAGGTTATCCTGCATAGTCATAGCCATCTTTTCTGCAGATCCGTCACAGTTATCAATGGCAGAAGAGAGCTTTGCGATATCGTCTTCACCAGCATTCATCAAAGCCAGGAAGCCGGACATGGCATTCTTACCGACAAGTGATTCAGCGGCTTGCGCTTTTTCGGATTCTGTCAAGTTTCCAAAAGCAGAACGACAGTCCGCCAAAATATCAGAAAGATCACGCATGGAACTATCTGCGTTGGTAGTGGCGATAGTGACATCTCCAATGGCCTTACCACTGATTTTTACATCACCAGCAAGGTTGTTCATAATAGTACGAAGGGCGGTACCAGCCTGAGAAGACTTGATACCGGCATTGGCCATGAGGCCGATTGCTTCCGCAGTATCCTCAGCGGAGAAACCAAGTGCACCAGCGATAGGAGCACAGTACTTGAAGGTTTCACCCATCATGGATACATTCGTATTTGCATTGGAGGATGCTGCAGCAAGGATGTCTGCAAAATGACCGGAGTCCTTTGCAGAGAGTCCAAAGGCAGTCAAGGCATCGGTTACGATGTCAGAAGTTGCTGCTAAGTCCTCACCAGAGGCAGCAGCAAGGTTCATGACACCCTCAATACCATCCAGCATATCTTCAGTTTTCCAACCGGCCATCGCCATGTAGTTCATAGCTTCTGCGGCTTCTGTTGCGGAGAACTTAGTTTTAGCACCCATTTCACGGGCTTTATTTCTGAGAGCATCAAAGTCCTTACCTGTAGCACCAGAAACAGCAGCTACCTGACTCATTGCAGAGTCAAAGTCAGCTGCTGTTTTTACTGCGGCGACACCGACACCACCAATTACGGTGGTCACGCCCATCATCTTTTTACCGGCACCAGCGATGGAATTACCGACGGTCTCCATTTTTTGACCAGCCACATCTATTTTAGAAAGCGCAGTGTTTGTAGTGGCAGCTTCTTGCTGCAGGCGTCGTAATTCTTCCTCGGTCTCTACGATCTCACGCTGAAGAGCGTCATATTTGTCCTGACCGAGTTCGCCATTTTCCAGCTGTTGTTTAGCCTGCTCCTGTGCTACCTTAAGAGAATCCAGCTTTTCTTTTGTGGCTGCGATGGCATCTTTTAAGAGGCGTTGCTTTTGAGAGAGTAGTTCCGTGTTGGAAGGATCCAGCTTCAAGAGGCGGTTGACGTCCTTTAAGGCAGACTGCGTGGATTTGATAGAAGTATTGACCGACTTTAAGGCTTTATCTAGTCCAGTCGTATCACCGCCGATTTCAACAGTGATACCTTTGATTCGGTTTGCCACGTGTACGTCACCTCCTTAAAATTTGTCGAAGTCCTCCTGTGTTGCGATTTGCTCGTATTTCACATCGTCATTGGCCTTTTCCGTCCAGATGTCCATCATCATTCCGATGGTCAAAAGGTCAAGGTCTCGGATAGAGATACCGATTTCTATGCAACGCAGGAGGAACAACGGTGTGGTCATTTCCCTGCTACTGCGATGAAGTTTTTTTTAGATTCGATTTCAGTCTGAAGATTCATACCCCAGAGTTCGAGAATTTCAGGAAGTACCTCGTAGATGGAGAACATCTCGAATTCATCCAGCCACTCTTCGATGGTTGCAGGAATACTGTGATCTGCATGGTAGGCCATGATATAGGCCACATTCTCGAAAATTTCCAAATCCTCAATCTCAAAGGAAGAACCATCCTCCGTTTTACCCTTATAGGAAGATTCAAGACGTGAGAGATCTTTGAAGATATCACGCTTGAATTTCACACGATAGAGTCTGGGGATAGTGGCGGAGGAGCGAAATTTGACCTGCTTATCACCGATAGCGATTGTTTTTTCTAACATGTCTTACATCCTCCTTATCCTTCTGTCTTAGGTACCGGAACATAGACCTGCTGGTACCAATTCTTATAGGTTTCTGCGTCCGTATCATCACCGGTGCGACTCTTTACAAGACCATCTTCTCTAGGATCAGCAGTAAGCGTGAGCTTTTCTTTACCCGGTTCGATGGTATCCTCTTTAGTCTCAGATTCGATGGACGGACGAGAGGAAGTGCAGTTGTAGAGCACATGGCGGATGCTTCTGACATCACCATCAAACTCGAAGAGCAATGCGAACTTCTCAAGTTCGGTGATATCTGCTCGTTCGATGAGAACACCGTTGCTGTCTAGTTCTTCCTTCAGAATTTCTGTGCGGAACCACTCCGGAATGAGTGCGATTTCCAAATCACCGCTGTAACCGTTGTTTGCAGTGGAGCGAAAATATACAATACCGTCGGCATAGAACGGAGAGCTATCACCCTCGGCATCCAAGCTGATGCTGACTGCGCCGGGGATAGCTTTGGGTTTAGCGTAGGTAAAGGAGCCGTCCTCGCCACGAGTGAGCTTGGCGGCATGAACATTTTTCAGGTTATATTTGATTTTATTACCCATGTTGATTAAACCTCCATTTCAAATGTGTAGAGGACTTCATAGAGCTTCTCGCTCTCAATCCAGACCTCTGTTTTGTTATAAAAAATGCCGTGCTCATCAAGCACAGCTTCCAGTGTTGCTTCCAATGCCGGGTCCTTGCTATCACAGTAGAGTTCAATATGGACCTCGTTGATCTTGTAATAGACACGGCCATCTGCGGAGAAGTTATCGCTTCCCGGAAGCAGGTAGCAGATGAATGGTGGATTTGGTGCTTCTCCTTCGGCAAAGTGGTCATAGGCAAAGGGAAGGGTCATCTCCGATAGAATTTTCAGTAACCTATCCATTTTTCAGACACCTCTCAATCTCAGATTCCAGTTCTTTGATACCAGCTTCCTCTGCGGGAGCAATGTGGGAACGACCGGCTACACGACCACCGCCACGCTTGGCGTGACCAAATTCTAGAAGGTGAGCTAACTGATAACGATTTCTGGAATAGACCGTGACCTCCAGCGATTTGGAGGTTTCCTTTGTGTTCTTTACAGACCAGCTCTTGCTGTAAGCGCCGGTATCCTTGGGAGCGGAACCTTGTATCTGCTTTTTTACTGTGTTACCGGCTTTTTTGACAGCAGACTTCATATCAACCGTTGCAAGGTCTGCATATTCGGTCAGTTCCTTCATAACAGCTTCGGCAAGACCATCAATTTTTACTTTCTGGGCCATGTCATCTCCTCACTTTCTGACAGGAGAGTTTGATGCATTTCCTTTTGAAATTCATATGATCCACTGCCAAAATGTCATATAGTTCGCCTCCAAATTGCACTCGGTATCCAGTAGAAGTGAGGGCAGCAGCTTTCTTGCAGTAACGGATCGTGAAATCAATCTTGGAATCGTCTACTACAAGACTGGCATCGGTGGACTCTTTCCCAGCTTCAGCACTAACGGTGGCATAGCAAGTGTAGTAATCTTTCCAAGCGTTCTTTCGATTCCCAATGGCATCCGAGATGACCTCATTCTTCTGAATGTAGATGCGAACGTTTAGTAGCTCAATGTTCATCAGAAAGCCTCCTTTCTGGAACCAAAGAGAAGAGAGCGCAAAGTCAGTGTTAGAGCATGATGGTCAGCTTCCTCACGGTGCTCGTAGAGATAGGCTACCGCATAAAAGACAGCAGGCTTTGCATTCTCACTTCCTTCAAAGACATCTTCATTCTGCCTTGTGATATCCATGCAGAGGCGTGTAGCCGATGTAATGAGTGTTTCGATAAGGGAATCATCGTCATCAAAATCTACTCGGAGATATTGCTTCATTTCTTCTAAAGTGACAATCATCGTTTATCGCCTCCAATCATAAAAGGAAGGTAGCGTCTCATAAGAGAGGACGCTACCTTTCATGCTTAGCCCTTAGAAGAACCATTGAGTTTCAAAATCTGTACTGCTTCCGGAAGAATTAGCTTGCCATCGACACGTTCCTTTGCCACATAGCCAATCATACCGTTGCCTGCAAAGAGCTCAGTGAGCTGCTTGAAGGAGCGAGTACCACGATCACCAATGTTGTAATAGCTGTAATCACCGAAAGCGATAGCATTCTCCGGCGCATATGCAGAGGTATGAACGGCATAGCCAAGTACCTTATCCGGTTCACCGGACTGATAGGAAGGCTGCCAGATGTATGCACCATTGTTGTCCTTCAGCTTGCGGAGCTGTGCCAGTGTTTTATCGTTCATGATGAAACTTGCATTCTTTCGGTACGGACGCTTAAGAGCATATACTAGGTCGAGCATATCATCAGACTTGATCGCAGCGGAAAGTGTGCCTGCTACTGTACCGCCACCAGCTGTAGCAAAAAGTCCTGTCGGTTTGCCGGAACCGTCACCATTGAGGAATGCATCCTCCTCGGCATTTGCTAAAGCCTTGCCAAACTGATCGATGATGTAATTTTCAAGACCGAAGGCGTTATCATAGAGAAGTTCTTCGGTTACCTTGATAGCTACATGGAGCTTGTGTGCATCCAAAAGGATCTGACTGAAGGTCGCATCAGAAAACTGAAGAGCACCGCCTTCTTCGATCCATGCAGCTGCAGGTTTGGTAGCAGCGATGTTGATCTTATGCTCACCGGAAGTTGTGATAGTGTGTCCAAGACTTCTCATGATATTTTCTTCGGTAAGAACATCAATCAAACGACTGTCATATTCTTCTGGCACAAGGTAGCCGCCATCGGCATCAACACCTTCCTGCAGAATATTGGATACCTGACGGAAGTTGGTACGGAGCGCCTGAAGCATACCATTCTTGTATTCATCAGAAGCACGACCAGTTTTTGTAGGTTTATCGGTGGCAGAATTCCCCGGCTTAGAAGTGAGAGGCTTGTTTACCGGCTTATTAAGCTCGGATTCCAATGCTTCCTGTCTTTCAAGACGAGCAATTTCCTTACCAAGATCTGCGATTTCCTGTTCCATTCTGGAATAAGTAGCATCGTCCTCGGCAGTAAGTGTACCTTTCTCGGTACGATGAGAATCGAGAAATGCCTTTGCAGCATTCCACGCTGTATTGCGCTTTTCACGCAGTTCTAAAATAGTCATAGTTGAATACCTCCATTAAATGTATTGTTTGATTAGGTCAAGACGCTCCATGAGAGAATCTACAGAGCGTTCCGGTGTTTCGGGCTTTTTGATACGGCACTTCGCAGCCAATTTATCCATAAGAGAATTGGTTACTGCCGCACGAGAGAAAAGCATCGGGCCAGTAGCATTATTTTCTACAGGCGTCTCAGCAGGTCTTGTTAGAATTTCATCAGCAAAGCCCATATCAATGGCTGTGTGTGCATCCATCCAAGTTTCCGCATCCATGAGATGAGAGAGCTTGGCACGGCTCATGCCCGTTTTGATTTCATAGGCGTTAATGATGGACTCCTTGACTTCATCCAGCATGGCGATAGCTTTTTGCATTTCAGATGTGTCACCCATAGCTGCAGTCATCGGGTTATGAATCATGAGCATGGATACCGGAGATACCAGCACCTTTGTACCTGCCATAGCGATGACAGATGCAGCAGAGGCTGCGATGCCATCAATTTTCACGGTGACATTGCCGGGATATTCCATCATCATGTTGTAAATCTGAGCTGCGGCCACACAGTCACCTCCCGGAGAGTTAATCCAAATGGTTATGTCCCCGTTTCCGGCAAACAGCTCATCTCGAAAGAGCTTAGGTGTGATATCATCATCAAACCAGCTTTCCTCTGCGATGGTGCCGTTTAGAAACAGTGTCCTCTCCAGTGTCTGTTCCTGCGTCTCCTGATTGGTCACCGTCTGATTCTTCCACTTCCAGAACTTCTTCATCGTTCTCGTCCTCCTTTCCGGCAGCAGTGGTAGCTGCGAATATTCCTGCATCCTCCAGCTTGGTCATGTTTCCATTGATGAGATATAAGTCACCACCAAGTTCCGGTGGGATGAGGTCCAGGTTTTCAAGTTCACGGATATCGTTAGCCGACATCCAGCCATTCTGCCTTGCAGTGGCGTAACCGTTCATACGGCTTTGATAATCACCACGCAAGAGACCGTCGACATTGAACTTTACAAAATAAGCAGCCTTCTCTGATTCAGACAGAAGGGCACGATTGATGGACTGTTCCCAACGGACAATCCAAGGCTCCAAGGTGTACTTCACAAATTCGAGAGATTGCTGCTCAATATTAGAAAAGCTCGACTTCTCAAGATCGCCGACCATGTGAGGCGGCACTCTAAAGATTCGAGCTATTTCATCAATCTGAAATTTTCTTGTTTCAAGAAACTGTGCTTCATTTGGGGAGATGGAGATAGGCGTGTACTTCATACCTTCTTCCAAAACTGCCACCTTGTGTGAGTTGTTCCCAGAGAAGCCTTTAGTCCAGCTTTCTCTGACAGCTTCCGGATTTTTTACGGTACCGGGATATTCTAAGATTCCTCCCGGTGTGGCGCCGTTCGCAAAGAACTTAGCACCATATTCCTCAGTTGCAATGGCAAGTCCGATAGCGTTCTTCGCCATAGCAATGGGAGAGTAACCGACCAGACCGTCAAAGCCAAGGCCTGGAATGTGGAGCACATCCGATGGCTTCAGAATGACGGTTCCGTTTTTCATAGTTGGTGCATCGGAATCTTGCATTTGATACTGGTAATAGAGGTGACCTTTGTCATCACGATCCACGCTCATTCGATTGGCCATTAGCGGATAGAGAGCAATGACTTCACCTTTGCCATTTCGTATAATTTGCGCATAGGCATTTCCATAAAGGAGAAGATGCGTCATCAAGGTTTCTCGGAAGACAAAGGATGTCATTTCCGGATTTGGCTCATCGTGTATCAATCGATAGAGTGGATGCTTGATAGCTTTTTCTTTGCTGCCAGAGTCCGTGTATTTATAGACATGGACCGGAAGCACAGCAATGGACTCGGAAAGAATCCTGACGCAAGCATAGACAGCGGTCATTTGCATGGCACTTCGTTCGTTGACGGATTTGCCAGAATTGCTTCCTCCAAAGAGAAAGCGATAGGCACTGCCATTGGTGCTGTTGGTGGGCTTGTCTCTGGAGTGAAAAATTCCTGATAAGAATCCCATAAATATTCCTTTCTGCCGCAAAGGGCGTATAAAATTCAAAGTTTCGTCATAAAATAATCTATGCAAATGCTTGCAATCGCAAGCAAAAGCGAATATAATAAAGAAAAAGGAGGCGATACCATGGCAAATACATCCGCTGTTTATGCAAGAATAGATACCAATCTCAAGGATAATGCTGAGAGCATTCTTTCTCAGCTTGGCATTTCTCCATCCAGTGCAATTCAGATGCTTTATAGCCAGATTGTACTGAAGAAGGGTATGCCATTTGAATTGAAACTTCCTTCTTCTAAACCATTAGCTGTTGGTGCAATGACCAGAGAACAGCTTGATGCAGAACTTCAGAAGGGTGTTGATTCCATCAAAGCAGGAAAGGTATATTCTGCAGATGAAGTCGATGCGGCACTTGCAAAGGAGTTTGGCATATGATGGATAGCTACAAGGTCGGCTATTCTGTAGATGCACTTGACGATTTACGTGAAATCTATTCGTACATTGCGAATGAACTCCTTGTTCCGGAAACTGCTACTGCTCAGCTGGGTCGCATCAGAAAAGAGGTTCGTTCATTGGATTTCATGCCAGCCCGTTATGCGTTAGTTGAATGGGAGCCTTGGCATTCAATGAAAATGCATCAGCTTCCGGTTGACAACTTTATCGTGTATTATCTGGTTGATGATGAGGAAAGGGCAGTTACAGTAGCACGAATATTCTACGGTGGCCGTGACATCGAAGGAATTATAAATTCGAATAAATAACTATGAATGGAGCTTTTGCATAAAAACAAGAGCTCCATTTTTTATATGAACAAAATTCCTCTTTCATCGTAAACAGAAGCACCTGTATTGTTTCCACAGCGGATCGCACGGTCGAGGCCCATGATGGTGGCAACAGCACCGTCTATCTTTTCTGTTGACTTTTCCTTATCCGCCTTGATGTTTCCTGCTGGATCAGTACGGATATAGATGTTATCCATCATCCAGCGAAGTACCGGATGACCGCCGTGAGCCAGCTTTTGCTCCAGCGTTAGCTTCATAAGTTCTTTTGTCGGTGGGGACATATCCTTAAATCCCTGACCAAACGGAACAACAGTAAAGCCCATGCCTTCTAAGTTCTGTACCATCTGAACAGCTCCCCAGCGGTCAAAGGCGATTTCTCGGATATTGAATCGTTCACCAAGACGTTCGATGAATTTTTCAATGTACCCGTAGTGGACAACGTTTCCTTCCGTAGTTTCCAGAAAGCCTTGACGTTCCCAAACGTCGTAAGGGACATGGTCTCGCCTTACTCGAAGGTCCAGCGTATCTTCCGGTATCCAGAAGTACGGTAGGATGCAGAACTTATCATCCTCATCTAACGGAGGAAATACTAGCACGAAAGCTGTAATATCTGTGGTGGAAGAAAGATCCAGACCACCATAGCAGACACGGCCCTCTAAGGATTTTTCATCAACTTTGAAAGAGCAGGCATCCCATTTTTCCATTGGCATCCAACGGACTGCCTGCTTGACCCACTGGTTAAGCCTTAGCTGTCTGAAGGAATTTTCTTCGCCGGGATTCTGTTTTGCAGATTCACAGGCAGCTTTGACCTTATCAATACCGACTGTGATGCCAAGAGAAGGGTTGGCTTTCTTCCAGACCTCCGGGTTGGTCCAGTCATCGGCTTCATCGGCACCATAGATGACAGGATAGAAGGTTGGATCTATCTTTCTACCTTCCAAGATGTCCTTGGCTTTCTGGTGCGTTTCATAGCAGATGCTGTTGGTATCTGTTCCGGCGGTAGTGATAAGAAAGTAAAGCGGCTGCATTCTGGCGTCGCCGGAGCCCTTGGTCATAACATCAAAGAGCTTTCGGTTGGGCTGAGTATGTAGCTCGTCGAATACGACGCCGTGAATGTTAAAACCATGCTTTGAGTAAGCCTCAGCGGATAATACCTGATAGAAGCTATTGGTCGGTTGGTAGACAATACGCTTCTGGGAAGCAAGAATTTTTACTCGTCGGTTCAGTGCATGACACATACGCACCATATCGGCAGCAACATCAAATACGATGGTTGCCTGTTGGCGGTCAGCTGCACAGCCATACACCTCTGCACGTTCTTCGCCATCACCGCAGGTAAGGAGTAGGGCAACGGCAGCAGCAAGCTCTGATTTTCCCATTTTCTTAGGAATTTCCACATAGGCAGTGTTAAACTGTCGATAACCGTTTGGCTTCAAAGTGCCAAAGATATCCCTTATAATCTGTTCCTGCCAGTCGATAAGCTCAAAGGGCTTACCGGCCCATGTGCCTTTGGTGTGGCAGAGGCATTCAATAAAATTGACTGCGTAATCTGCCATCTGTTTATTGTAGGTGGAGTCCGCAGCCATAAAGCGTGTCGGTGTGTAGTTTTCAAGTTTACGCAAATGTATGCGCCTCCTTTCGCAGAAATAAAAATAGCCGCCTGGTGGCGACGTCTATAACGAGGAACAGCCCCATCTGGGACCGTCCTGCCTGATATTTTCTTCAGGTGGTTTAGTTTAATTTGTTCAGCAGGATGCTAAGTGCAAGTTTGGCTTCTTCACATGTGGGCTCAATGTCCCAGCCTCTGTCGTAGTTGGCAATCCACTCACCATCCATCTTCAGGCTGAGTTTTGAAATCTTACCACCGTTGATACCGTAATCTTCACTTGGTTCATCAAAGTATTTCACCCAGTATTTTACGCTTTTGTATCCGCCGTTTTTCTTTGGAATACCGATTGTTCCTTCTTTCCACATGGTTTATGCCTCCTTTACCGTCATCTTGATTGCAGGGATAAGGGCGTGTTCGCCGGTCTTCCAATCCGTGTAGCGTGCCTTTACTGTGGTAAGGCCTGCCATACTGATTCCTTGCTTTTCGAAGGCTGCAAGGGTTTCGATGAGGCTTGAAAAGGTGGAGCTGATGGTAAATTCGGTGATGCCGTTGGCCCTCAAGGTCTGAGCAATTTCTTCAATGTCGTAATCCCAAATGACCTCGTTGAAGTCGATAAGCTCGTTTCCGGTTTCCTTGCTGGTTCTGTATGCCCAGAATAAGGTTGCGTTAATGCCGAGTTCTTCAAGGCTTGTGGCACTCTGCTCGATGGCTGCTTCAAATGTTCTGATTTCTTTCATGGTAGGTTCCTCCTAAAAATGTGTTTTCCCTTTCGGTAGTACTATATATCACTCTAAAAGCACATAATAGCAAGTCAATTTGAGACATATAGTACACAAATATTCCGAGAGAAAACTGTATATATAGGAGAAGTGCTAGTCATCAAGGTGAGGAATTTTTAGGATCTTATTGCCTATTGAAATTTCATAGTATGATCCACAATTTCTGCACATATTAGCCTTGGTCCAAGGACCTTCGAAGATAATATAAGTCGTGGATGTACCGTCTTCAAATGTGACCAATAAACAGTTGGTTGTTTTAACCGTCCATCCAGGATTAATATCTTCATAATATTTTATCTCTGACTCTGATATATGAGATTCAAGTATTTTATAATTCATATACATGGTTCCTTTCTTAAGCGATTTGATGCAATTTATGCAAGTGCATGCATAATAATTGGAGAATCAGATCCTGCATAGTCAAGTGCGCGTATCGTGTTATAATTGATCCATTCCTCAGCATCTGTTTCTTCAAAGCCTTCTTCTTCAATGAGCCATTTAACCATTTTATCGTAATCATAGATGGCACGACTGTCCTCTGTGACTCCGATTAAAGCATCATCGTAAGAGAAATCAGTTAAAAGTTTTATGCGACTAATATCATAATCAGCCAATTTATCAAAGCTCGTCATATATAGTGTTTCCTTTCTCTGTTAAATTATCGAAACATAAATTGTGTGTCATCATCAATCCAGAGATGCATATCATCAGCAGTTAATATTGCATGATCGGAATAAATTTCAGTGATGATTCCTTGTGTGATGCTGTCCCCATCAAATTCATGTGTTTCATAAATAGTTACTCTTCCTATATTCCAATTTCTCCAGTCTTTTCTAACGGTGTCACCATTAATACTTTTTTCTACAAAAGTTAGCAGAGCAAGTAGACGTTCTACCTTTTGATGTGCGTCAAATTCAGACACACTAATGGAATAGTAGAGAGCTTCTGAATCTGGTTCATAAAACAAACGAAAATAATTTAATGCATCGCTACGTGTTTTGAATTCGTATGTTTTGATCCTCATTTTTTCACGACATTTAAATATTACGAAGTATCGATTATTCATTTGAGACCTCCTTACAGCGATCTACACCGTAGATTATGTTGAGTCCAGATCCGTTATCCCAATCCACCATGATACTGCCGGTATCGTCGACACCGATGACAGTGCCACGTGTGCCAACTGGAGGGGCCTGTGCGTCGTCCATCTGGACAAGTTCTACACGGGTGCCAGCCGGATAAAGGCGGCGCTGGCGGGCCACCTGTTTCTTACTTGGAAATTGCATGGCCTTCACCTCCTTTGAATGCACTGTTGCCCGGAAGATATCTCATCAGGATTTTGCGGTCTGTTTTGTATTCATCGCCGATGAAGCCGAGGCGAAGAAGGAAGCAGCGGAAAGCGTAGCGTTCGTTGTCTACTGGCTTTTCAGTAGCGCTAATTCGTTTCTGATCCTTGCTCATTTTGCAAAAAGCTGCAATCAGTGTGCTGTAGGCATGGATTTCATCCGATGCAGGAAGTTCTGAGAACCAAGGAAAGGAAATGCTGTCTTCATTTAGTTCGAAGCGAAGATCATCGATGTGCAGGGCATGCTTGATGAGAAAGCCCTTGGCATCCAGAAGGTTGGTGAGGTTTTCAACATTGACATTCTCAAGTGGAATGGTAATGGTAAGTCCGGTTTCTTCTGTAGGAGCGGCTTCAGCTTCTGGTTTCTGAGCCGGGTGAAAATCTGTTTCTTTCGGGCAGTAGCCGTTTGCAACCAAGAGAGCAAGCAATTTGTCAAATTCAGCTTGGCTCATAGTGTCCGGACCTTCGATGTTTCCTTCTCGTGTCAAGAGAAGATCTCCAATCTGATAGCCGTAGGAAGGAGCTCTCAGATAAAGCGGTTTTGTGTTCTTGTACTCGCCAAGCAGAGTTGCCAGCGGCTTTCTTTCGGATTCGTTTAAAATAATGTTCATGTAGGTGTCCTCCTTTGTTTTGGTAGTACATATATCACTCTAAAGGCACATAATAGCAAGCGATATCGGAGAAAAACATCGACAAATATGTGCCTTCTGGATTGTGTACATTACCTACTTACAAAAGAGTGGCATCCTCAGCTTCCGGAGCAATTTCTTCGTAGGAATAGGTTAATCCATCACGGATGACGGAAACCTTCTCAGAGGAACCGATCTGTTCGATGTAGCGTTTGACGATAACATCGCAGAACTTTTCATCCAGCTCTATGGTGTAGCAGATACGACCGGTTTGTTCACAGGCGATGAGCGTGCTGCCGGAACCGCCAAACGGATCGAGGATCAGTGAGTTAGTCATGCTGGAATTCATAATCGGATAGGCCAGAAGAGGGATAGGCTTCATTGTCGGGTGATCACCATTTTTCTTAGGCTTATCAAATTCCCAGATGGTCGTTTCTTTTCGGCCGGTATACCACTGATGCTTGCCGGATTTTTTCCATCCAAAGAGACAAGGCTCATGCATCCATTGGTAAGGACTGCGTCCGAGGACAAGCGATTGCTTTTTCCAGATGCAGCAGCCGGAGAGATAAAAACCAGCATCTGCAAAGGCTCTGCGGAAGTTAAGACCTTCCGTATCTGCGTGAAAAACATATATAGAAGCATCATCTGCCATCGATTCGTACATGCGAGTATAGGAATCAAGTAGGAACTGATAGAAAGCGTCGTTTTCCATATTGTCGTTCTTAATCTTACCGGCGCTACCTTCATAGTTGACATTGTATGGAGGATCGGTCACGACCAGATTTGCTTTCTTTCCGTTCATCAGAAGTTCATAGGTTTCAGGCTTTGTGGAATCACCGCAGACAAGACGATGATCACCAAGGAGCCACAGGTCACCAGCCTTGGAGAAGGTTGATTTTGCAAGCTCAGCATCCACATCAAAATCGTCATCCTGTACACCTTTTTTCGTATCTTCACGGAACAGATCTTCGAGTTCTTCCGGCTCAAATCCGGTGAGGGAAACGTCAAAATCAGCACCTTGCAGGTCAGCGATGAGAAGGGCCAGCTTGTCGTTATCCCATTCGCCACTGATTTTGTTAAGAGCAACATTCAGTGCTTTCTCTTTGTCTTCATCCATTTCAACAATGACACATTCCACTTCCGTGATGCCCATGTCGATGAGGACCTTTAATCTCTGGTGGCCGCCAACGACACGAGAGGTAGTGGCATTCCAGATGACAGGTTCTACATAGCCAAACTGCTCAATGGAGCGTTTCAATTTTTCATATTCTTTATCGCCGGGCTTTAAATCTTTTCGAGGATTGTAATCGGCAGGAAGAAGCTCTGCGACATTTTTCTTTTCAATTAGCATGATGTGGCCCTCCTACGCAATAACTTTTTTAATCCCTTGAAAGCGGCATCTATATCACCAGATTTAGCCTGTCCTTTGAGCGTACTAAACTGTTGGAAGGTTAAATGCCTGCGATATTTCTTTAGCAAACTCATAAATTCCGATAAATCCATATCAATTTCCTTTCCGTGCCAGCAGGAGTCTTTCCATCACATCATCCTGTGGTGTGGCTCCATTGTATTCAGTGGCACAATTTTCTTTTACAATTTGATAGATTTCCATCCAGAGACGATTGGTCTGACTCATGAAGTTCTGACTCATGGCCACATAAGGAGACTGGATAGCATTGCCAGTGGTTGGATGTTTTGCAAGAAAGCCAAATTCAGTGATCGCTTCCTCGCATTGAATCCAACGGGCAACACTCATGGCATAGCGCTCCAGAAGCTCCGGAGAGACAAGTGCAGCGCAGCCACGTTCGTGCAGCCAGTTCCATGTTTTCTTATAAATTTCTGCAGCAACTAGCTTTTTACCGTTCTTTTGCTTTGCAGATAACATCTTGGATGGTTTGGGCATCGGCTGACCTTCTAAATCGACAGTACTTTCTGTAAAATCAATGACAGTCAACTCACGTTTGCCCGGATTTCCCTCAGCAATCCTGTCAGCTAAGGGCTTTTTCTTGGCTCCAGCGCCAATACGAGCGCCGCCACGGTTTGTACCGTCCTTAGCCATTTTTACACCTCCAGTTCAGGGGCCTATATACCCCGTTTGAAATTGCGACTTTGTGCGTGAGCCCCCACGCCCGTTCCCCGGTGACTTCACCGTAGAGAAATAGACCGCCCCTACCGGTTGTGCCAACGGTCGCCGTGTTCCGCATGAATCTTGGCATGGCAGGATTTGCAAAGTGCCATCAAGTTTTCTCTATCATGTGTTCCACCTTGTGAAAGAGGTTTTACATGGTGTATCTGCTCGGTTGTTGTGTAGACACCATTCTCAAGACACATCTCACAAAGAGGATGGGCATCAGCATAGCTGTCACGGATACGTTTCCATGCACGTCCATAGCGACGTTTGGTATTCGGGTCTCGGTCGTACTTCTCGTAGCGTTTGGCTTCCTTCTTTTCATGCTCTGGACAGAAGCGTCCATCTGTCAGATTAGGGCATCCGGGATAGGAACAGGGACGTTTTGGCTTTCTTGGCATCGTATTCCTCCTTCCGTTTGGGTATAAGAAAAGCCCTGCAGGATTGACTCCTACAAGGCTCTCTGTGATTCTCACTTTCGCTAGTATAATAATATCAGAAGAGCTTAGTGTCTTTCTATGTCATTTCATGTCCATCTTCATAGGCAACTGGAACTTTTACTTCTTCCAGAGCTTTTCCATGAAGTTTGTGGATGTAACGCAGCTCATATCCCATATCAACTGCAATCTGCTCCCATGTGATAAAGCAGAGGTAGCGCTCCTCCAATAGGGTCTGGTATTCGGTATTTCCGACCTGCTTGATAACCTCTACGATTTCTTTCTTAAGAGCTACTAGTTCCACAACATCTTTGCTTATTTCATCCTCCAGTTCGATGATGTCAAGAATGGCGGATTCCATTCGAGAGCCTTCATGGTTAGGACTCTTTGGCATATCGGAGTAGGATGGTGTGCAACGGGTAGCCAATTCATTTAAAGAGTCTATCTGCAACAGTTTGCTTTTGATTCTATTATCCAAGTAGCGTGCTTGTGATAAATATTCTTTTGCCGTCATTTATGTACCTCCGAAAATAGATTTCCCTCGGATTGGCACGGATTGTCGTATTTTGTCAAAGACTGTCATAGATTTGCTTTTACTGCATCGATAAGTGCATTCTGGGTTAGCTCTTTTTTGGAGAGAGCCTTCAGAATACGCTCATCAATGGTTCCTTTTGTGATGATGTGTTCTATCACCACGGTTCCGGAGGTTTGGCCCTGTCTCCAAAGTCGGGCGTTGGTCTGCTGATATAATTCCAGTGACCATGTCAACCCAAACCAGATAAGGGTGGAACCGCCAGCCTGTAGATTGAGTCCATGACCGGCAGATGCAGGATGAATGACTGCGACTGGGATTTTTCCGGCATTCCAGTCGGTGATGTCCTTGCTGGACTTTATCTCTCTCACATCAAAGCGCTTTTTGATTCGTGAGAGGTCGTGCTTGAACCAGTAGGCTACAAGGATGGATTTACCATTTGCGGATTCAATGATATCCTCCAGAGCATCTAGCTTTCTGTCATGAAACTCGATGATTTCACCGGTATCGGAATAAATGGCACCATTTGCAAGCTGGGACAACTTTCCGGTGAGAGAGGCAGCATTTGCTGCAGTGATTTCTCCGTCTGGGAGATCCAGCACCAGTTCCTGTTTTAATTCCTCGTACCTATTCGCTTCATCTTCAGATAAATGGACCTCATACTCGGAGGAGATAAGTTCTGGCATCTTCAGATGGTCTGTCGATTTCATGGAAATGGTGATATCGGAAATTTGACTATAGATACGTTCTTCAGCATAGGGCTGTGGTTTATAGGAATAAATGATCTGCCCATTTCTCTTATTCGGTACAAAGTAGTTGTTTTGGTACTCGGTGATGAAGCGACCGAGGCGTTTCCCTAAATCCAGCAATCGGAACTCGGCCCACAAATCCATGAGGCTGTTACTGCTTGGCGTTCCGGTCAGGCCGATGATGCGTTTGACGCTGGGTCTTACCTTCAGCAGAGATTTGAACATTTTTGAATTGTGATTCTTGAAGGAAGAGAGCTCATCGATAACCACCATATTGTAGTCGAAGGGAAAGCCACTGGACTCGATAAGCCATTGAAGATTTTCTCTGTTGATGATTGTTATATCAGCTCCTGCCATTAAAGCGGCTTTTCGTTCTTTCGGTGTTCCGACGCAGACAGCAAAGGTCAGGTGCTTTAGATGCTGCCATTTCTTGATTTCAGCAGGCCATGTGTCTCTGGCTACTCGAAGTGGGGCGATCACAAGAATGCGATGGGCTTCAAAGCTATCAAATAGCAGATCAGCGATGGCAGTCAGGGAAATGACTGTTTTTCCAAGACCCATATCGAGCAGGACTGCAGCTATAGGATGTGTCTCAATATAGTCAATGGCATAGGCCTGATAATCATGAGGTACGAAGTTCATCAATCATTCCTCCAATCTGCTCGATGCTATCAATCACATAGACTCGAAAGCCTAAAGAGCGCAGGAGCCTGTGCCGTGCCTTTTGCAGTGGGCGTGGGGATTCACCAGGTGCCTTTAATTCTGCAAAGGCAAACTTCCCATCAGGTAATAAGATCAGGCGGTCGGGCATTCCTGCGAAAGAAGGAGACACAAACTTCGGTGCGATACCACCAGCCTTTTTTACTGCAGCTGTCAATTTCTTTTCTATCGTTTTTTCTAACATACTTGTCCTCCATCAGGCCGTTAATTTGAAGATGTGCAAGGTGTATCAATGGTATTTTCCGTACTTTTTCTTATTCATATTTTTGTAGGCCTAAGAAAAGTTTTATAAAACACCTTGATACACCTTGTCATAAGTGGCCCTAATTCATAAAATCCTCGTCTGCACCAGTGTCCTCACGTAAGCGCAGACCCTTAAAGTAACGCTTTCTGCTCATGGTAACTCGCTCAAAGCCGGCTTTCTCCAATGCAAAGTAGAAGTCAGCGGTACTGCGCACATACTCGTTGCAATCCAGAGAATAGTTGCGGTAGGCCTGATAAAGAGAAGAAGAGCTTTCTTTATAGGACGGGTCAACTTCGCATTTGTCAGAAAGGAAGTGCCCGAACCAATCGTTCTGGCTACGGTATTCATCAATGGCATTCTGCACACATTCCGGTACAGGAATCTGGTAATCCGACTCGATGACTTTTTTGGCACCTTCGATGACCCACGCCAAAATGCTACCGCCAGCATTGTCATAAAGATACTCGCTATAGTTCTTGATATCATTGCTTCCTGTAATCTTGGCGTTGAACGGGATAACAATAAGTCGTCTCCAAATACCATCATCGGATGCAGAAACACGGGGCAGATGATTAGTGTAAAGGACCAGAGTGTGGCAAGGCTTGAAGGAAAACGGATCCTTGTATTTCTTCTCCGCAAAAACATCGTCCGTGGAGCAGAGCTGTTTGACGGTAGAGTCATTCAGACGAGCACCTTCCTGCATCTCGGCAGCAATGAGGAGTCTTTTGCCTTTAACCTCAGCCATTTCAGGTTTGATATTTCTGCGGCAACCAACAGTGAGCGTATCTGCGGAGATGTTGCCGGAGTAAAGACCAAGCACTCTGGAGATAGCATTCCAGAAGGTGGACTTACCATTGCGGCCATCACCGTAGGCAATGATGAGGGCTTCCACATAAACCTTGCCGATGGCGGCAAGACCACAAATCATCTGAACATAATCGATGAGTTCCTGATTACCTTGAAAGATGAGATCGAGGCAGTCCAACCAAATTTGCTGGCCCTTATAATTCGGAGACACCGAGGTGATTTTAGTGATAAAATCTTCTGGCATATGTTCTCTTGCACCAGCCATTCCTTTACGCAGATCATAGGTTGCTGCTGGTGTACACATGGCGAAGCAGTCGGCATCAAGGTCACGTGGCGAGATCTCCAGCATCGGACGGGACTCCTTAAGTGTGGAAGTGATATTCTTGGAATCCCTGCGCTTTACAGCAAATTGTTGATATGCTTTTGCAGCGATATATTCCTGATAGGCTTCCATCTGCTCATCGTTCATCAATTGTTCTGCTTTGGCCTTAGACATGGAATCAAGCAGAGACTGTGCACCGGAGTTCTTCAGTTTACCGAGAGCTTCGAGCATATCGTTGCCAGCTTCCTTCAGCTGCCTTCTGGTAAGCTCATGAGCCACAGCTTGTGCACCCGGTTCGGATTCCTGCCAGTAATGGTCGGAATATCGGATGAAATGGGTGGCAGGAGAGTAGCGAAGCTCGCCAGAGAAGTATTTTGCCAATACCTCAGCTTGTCCTACGTCAGAATAGTCTCCGGGTTTGTAGCAGGAAGGATCGTTATATACTTCCGGGGAGATGTAGCCGTCCTGCTGAGAAAGTCTTGCATAAAAACGTTGTGCGCTGTGCCAGATAGTAGCAAGCTCAGATGCTTCCAACGGAGGCGTGCACTTTGTTGATTCTTCCATAAATGTCTGATATGCCTTGTCACAGTCACCATATTTCTTGATGACACGACCGGCAAAACGAGACATGGTGGCATTACGGCTTCCTTCTGGAATAGCAGAGTCGTCGTATTGACCATCCGGCAGATCTTCGTCAAACAGGTCCTCATCCAAAAACTCGGTCAGATTCATACGCCCCGGATAGAGGGAGACATCCGCTGTGGTTGTTCCAAAGAAAAAACGAGCTGCATCCAATGCCTGTGTATCGAAATACGGGAAAATGGAATTGACCAGCTTCTTCATATCGCTGTAAAGAGAGGCATCTGATACATATTCGATTGGAAATAGCACGTGGAACTTCGGCCTCGCAGCCTTGCCATTTTTCTCACGATTGTTGTAGCGACTATAGTGGATAGCAAAACTGACACCCGGAAAGGCCTGCATAATATCATCAGGAGTGATCCAGTCATCCGGATCTTCAGAGTGATCGTTATCGCAGTCCACAGGAAGGCAGTCGCTTCCGATGAAGTTATCGCCGTTACGGTAGCTGTTTTTATATTCGGCACAGACATAGTCGTGGCAGATTGCAGCTTTCAGGCTGTCCTCGTCTAAGATGACATGCTTGTGAGGATAGGAGCAGTTGCCGGGATTTCCGGTAACGTCTGCAGAATAAATGGTAAACATCAGTCATACACCTCCTTGGATTCATCTTCGAGAACCTTGGTAATAAATTTCAAAGCTCGAATCATGGTTTCCAACTCACAATCACCACCGAGGCAGACCTCAAAGCCATTACTGCCACAGCGAGTGGTATAGCTATGGATTTCCATATCCGTGCAAGCTGCATCCTGAATGCGGAAATAAGTGCGACCGCCATGACCGGTATCACCGCCGCAATAACCAGTAGTTCCTGCCTCGACTTCTAAGATATTGCAGCTGACTACATCTCTGCTGTAGGTTGTGATTTCAGTTCCGTCCTTTAGAATTCTTGAATTTTCTTTTACTTCGTACATGTGTTAAACCTCCATAAGATTCTCTGTGAAATAGCGCAGGCGGTAATTCTTCCACTTGGCTCGTTTGATTTCTGCTTCCATACCGGAAGAAATATGACTTCCAAAGACCCAGACCTCAGAGCATTTGCTCATGATGGCATTTCCGAAGAACAGACCAAGTTCACGTTCCTTCGGGTCACTATCATTTAAAAATTGTGGAAACAGCAGGTGTGGTGCAATGGGAATGTATCCCTGTTCCACTGCAAAGCGGCTGTACGTTCTGGCAGCAGCTACATTCTTTTCAATGTCTCCGGCAAAGGGAGAGCAGATATATACGATTGGTCTGAAAGCACGTAGTGCATGGGCCTCATTCTCAATAGAAGAAAGTGCGTCATAAGCAGTAGGATCGGGATAGCCCTCGTTGTTATATTTGCTGATCGACATGTCAAGTTCCTCCTTTCCGGATGGACATATAAAAAGGACGTCCATCTCTAATATTCAGTGGAGATGAACGTCTCTTTTGATGTATATAGAAACGAAATATTATCTCCACTACTAAATGGAGATGATTATGTCGTTTGGCCGAAAAAATCTAATCTTTTTTATAAAACGGTGTCGCATAGCCGTCGGCCCTCAGCAGCAGGCCTTTGGCCCAAGGCGGCGTGCGGCCCATTTGTTTACAAACTGCATCCAACGACATGCTGGAATCAGCTTCGATGACAACTTCATCGTGAATATGCATGACAATAGAACAGTAGCGGAGTGTCTGCATAGCGTAGCAAAGAATATCACGAGCAGTGGCCTGCACGATGTTTTCGACAAATTTTGGACCGTAGGAATCAAGACGTTCCCACTTCTTGGTGCTTCCGATGCCTTCATAGGTAATACACTGACCACCGAATTTATTCGTCCCAATCTTCGGTTTCACATATGCCAGTTTTCTTCCCGATGGGAGAGTGATAAAAAGCATACCGCTTCTGCAGGAGAAGGTAAGACCATATTGTGAGGTAGTATGTTTGAACTTTACAGCTTCCATGACGGCACGGTCCACATCCCACCAGAATTTGACGATGTTTGGGTTGGATTGTCGCCAGGCATCCACTAGCGGAGGAAGTTCATCTTCGGTAAGTCCCATATCCAGAGCACCCATTGCCTTTAGTGCACCTACAGAACCACCGTATCCAAGGGCAAGTTCTGCAATTTTACCTTTTTGACGGAGGTGACCATTGATACCGTGTTTTTCAACGGGAACCTTAAACATTTGACTTGCAGAGGCACAGTAGATGTCGCCACCTTTGGCGAAGACATCTTGACGCCATTTTTCACCGGCAAACCATGCGATGACACGAGCTTCAATAGCAGAAAAGTCAGCCACCAGGAATTGTGTACCTTCTCTTGGGATGAAAGCGGTGCGGATAAGCTGTGAGAGTGTATCCGGCACATCTTCGTAGAGGAGTTTAACGGCTTCAAAATCACCAGAGCGTACCAGTGAGCGTGCTTCTGCAAGATCTGACAGGTGGTTTTGTGGTAGATTTTGCAGTTGAATATTACGACCGGAAAATCTTCCAGTGCGGTTGGCTCCATAAAATTGGAACATGCCACGGGCACGACCATCAGCGCATACTGTTTTTTCCATTGCCTGATATTTGCGGACGGAGGATTTGGCTAACTGCTGCCTTAAGGTAAGAACTTGTGCGAGCTTTGGAGGAGCAGTTTTTAAGAGATCTGTGATAGCTTTCTTGCTAAGAGTATCCGTTTCCAGTCCATTAGCAGAAAGCCAGGCCTTCATCTGCTGAACGGAGTTTGGGTTTTCTAACTCCGTGATTTCTTTCATAGTATCTGTCAGTTCCTTTCGGGAGCGAGTATCCATCTCAATGGCAGCAGCAACAAGGTCCATATCCAAGCGGACACCTCGATCATTGATTTCTTGGTCGAGATGATATTCTTCCCAGACCTGAGCTGGTACTGGGAACTTTGCCAGTCTCTGCTGAATGCCCATTTCTGTTTCGACATCACGAATGTTGTACTTCTTGAACATGGCCCACTTGTCTGGAGCGTGGAAAAGTCGATTTCTTGTGAGTTGACCATTGGCTTTGGTAGGAGCACAAGGCTGGCAGAAGTATTTAATGAGATCCTTACCTTCTGAGAGCTTTTGCTTTTCCAATCCCAGAACAGCACCGACACCCTCCAATGAGAGCGGAAGCCCCATTGTGGCGGACCAAATCATAGAGCAACGCCAGCTTTCCGGATTCAGATATTCTCCGGTCGGATAACCTAAGAAACGAGAAAGACAGATACGTTCAAAGGTAGCATTGAAGGCCCACTTGATGACATTCTCATCCTCCAAGGCAAGAAGGATCTCTTTTGGAATTTTTTCTCCGCAGGCAAGGTCAATGACCTGAACAGGCTGACTATCTACACTGTAGGCAAAGAGTAAGATTTCAAAATCAGGTGATTCTACATAGCGATATACGCCGGTTTTCTGAAGTGGTATATCGCTGTAGGTTTCGATATCGATACTAAGTGTTTTCATGAGATTGTCCTTTCTACAAAACAGGCAACAGAGAAATCCCTGCCGCCTGCTGTGTTACTGTTTATCTTTATTGGATTTGTATTTATTGATGTCACGACGAATATGGTATACAGCATAACGAACAAGGTAAAAAATGATTTTTCCTACGTTGTAGATGATGAATCCATATACCGCCACAAAAAAGGTATAGGCGATGACGTTAGCAATAAATAGATTTAAGATTTCTGCAAATTCATTCATAGATTGTCTCCTTTTGTCAGAAAATGTGCTGGCGGCAGTGAGTCCACCGCCAGCAGGTTGATAAGTTACTTAAAGTCTTTCATGCGCTTTTCGTGGTATTCGAGGTCACGCTTGTCCTTTTCCTGCTCACGCTTTTCACGTTTATGATCGTTGATGATACTTTGAATCATGGAGATGGCAGTAGTAAGACCGACGCAAGCGAAGCAGCCGATACAAATATTTACGAGAATTGTGCTAATTGTGATTGTGTTCATAGTCTGCCACCTCCGTTAGTCAAGAAAATCATCGTCGTCATCAGTCGCAAAGTCGGATTCAGCAGATGCCTTACCGCCAAGAGGCTCGCCATCACGAATCTTCTGCAGATTGTTAAGGCCGCAGGCGATACCTTTATTGCCAGAGCTGTTGAAAGCGTAAAAACTGATGCTGGCACGACCGTAGACTCCAGAGTAAACCTCAGAACGAGTGAGGATAGGATTGCGGTCAGCGTCTACGATACCCGGTGCAGAGGTTGCATTTGCATTTACAAAGTAGCTGCCAGCGTATGCAGGATCATCCGGTCTTTCAAGATCTCCGTCACGAAGTGGCGTTTTAAGTACGGAAAGAGCAGGTACGGACTTACCATTGCCCTTGAGCTTTGCTTCACCTTCACGGTATGCAGCCTCGATAGCGGCTTTAATCTTTGCAACAGTCATTGTGTCGGACTTCGGGATAATCAGGCTGACACTATATTTCGGAGTGCCACCGTTGATGGACTTAGGTTCCCAGACGTTGGCATAGCTCCAGCGTGTGTTAGGACCAGTGATAACCTTCATTGGATTTGTCATTTTTACATTTTTACTCATTGTCATATTCCTCCATAAAATCATTTTTTGCTGTATTCATTGCCGGGCGCTTATCACTTTCCGGCACAAGAGTAGGTTTGCCTTGTGGCTTTTCAATATAGGCTGCAAGGAGTTCCGCGAAGCGAGATTTACCGAGCAGCTTTTGCATGGCAGTGATACCAAGTAACTTCTTTTCATAAGGGTCAAAGCCAGCGGCTTCGACAGTCTTTGATACTGCGTCTTCGTTGGTATATCTGCGATTAGAGCGACCTTCGACCAGTTTCCATCCAGTCCATTCTTTACCGCTGATTGCCTGCTGGAGTGCATACTCCTTAATGTCGTTGGCCCAGGAAATCAGTTCATCGACACGGGAAAGGATGACTTCGATTTCTGAATCCGTAAGCAGTGGTGGCAGTTTGAAATCGTGCTGTGCGAGTAAAAGATTGGCTTCTGCTCTGGCCCTGCATTCATGTTTTGCCTTACAGAATCCGCACCATTCACCGCACAGGAAATTTCCATCACCGGCAAAAGCGAGGTCTGCGGTAGGTTTCAGAACTTCATCGGCCCATTGATACAGGTCATCCTTGCTGACCTCATAGGTAGAAACGTTCTGACGCCTGGGTTGGTAGATGGTCATGCTGACCGTATCGATGTCATAAATATCATCGAAAAGCTCCAGAGCGCCAAGGGCGTAACACTTCATTTGTGGATTGTCTTCGGCGGAAACAAGGATTCCAAGACCGTGTTTATAGTCAATTACGTGCATAGTTCCATCGCTGATGAGAATAGCATCTGAAGTTCCGAAGCCTTGTTCTACCCAACGGGAGAAGTCTACTCGTTGCTCAATCAGAACAACTGGATCCGAGCAGATCTGCTTGGCATCTTCCAAAAGCTCCATAATAAAGCTGGCGTAACCGGTAGCACAATCTTCCATTTCGGCATTGTACCAATTGAGACTTTTGGTTGGATCAGTAGCTTTCATGCTGAGAGCTTTACGGAGCTTGTACTCACAAAGAGCGTGTGCATCGGTGCCTTCTGCAGCATAGTCGCTACCTTTATCCTCATAGGCTTCGCAGAGCCTTGCTGATGGTGGACAGTGAAGCCAACGATCAGAAGAGGATGCGGAGAGGAGAGCATGTACTTTTGGTGGCATATTAGAGCACCTCCGCTTCCCTGAGCAGGGCTTCGTAATGTTTTGGATCTACGAGTGACAGCTTGCTTGCACCATACTTTTTAAGAAGCTCTCGGATCTCAGCTGTATGTCCGGCACGGGACTTGTCGGCCAGAACAGCTCGAACCTCCTCAAGGGTCAGTGCGGGTTTCGCAGAAGCGATAGGTGCCTTTGGTTCCCCGGCAACTTTAGGTGTTCCTCCAAACTGCTGTGCGAGCCAGTCTGCTGCATCGTTAATAGCAGCGGCAGCATTTCTCAGTTCTTCGATAGTCATAGCCATATCGTTCATTTTTGACATTTGTTGTTCCTCCTTCCTCGGATTGTCTCTGTGCGGCGATGATTCTGAGATTCTTCGCCATTCTTGCGGATACCTGACTGATTGCTGTGAGGGTAGCAATTACTTCTGCGTCAGTATCGTTTCTGTTGTGAAAGGTCTGATTCACGGTGTTCACCTCGCTTTCTGTAGGTCGCTTTGTTTCGCCTTACACTACTCAATGGAGGTGAGATGGCCATTTGGCCGAAAAAACATAGAAAGTTTTTAGAAAAGAAAAATCGTCCCCTGAAAAATCAGAGGACGACCATTCATATTAGATGTAGTCTTTAAGCTCGGAACGAAGCTTCTGGAACAGCTTGTCCCTGCGATACACGAATGTATTACGAGAGAGACCCATTTCCTTGCCGCAGTCACGTTCCGATTTTCCTTCCATAATAAGCTGGCAGATAAGACGACCTTCCGGGTCCAGCTCATTCAGCTTTGCATAGAGGGCACGAAGAAGTTCTGCGTCCTCTATCATTTCTACGATAGCTACAGATTCATCCGGCATGTCATCAAGCCAGCTCTTTTCATTTCCTTCACCGTCGCTTACGGTGTTATCGAGAGAAAGCTGGTCGCCAGCCTTGGCATACGGACAGGTCATGCAGTCCATGTCGCATAAATAGCGTTTACTTGCAGGGCAGACACAACGGCCATGCTCCTGCTGACGCTTGCGATAGGAATTGATGTCACGATAGTAGTTCGTGTAGAATTCCTTGTTTACATCCACCCAGCTCTTAGATTCCTTGATGTAGATACGATACTGTTTACTCTGATTTACTTTGATTGCCATAACTTTTACCTCCGTTGGCTTCATGTGCGAAGCGGAGATAACCGTTATGGCTGCCAGTGTTTTTCATAAGATGGTCACCTCATGCGGATAACTCCGCTTCTTTCCGGTGACCAGCCGTTCGTAAGCTGGCACTCTATTGATAATGTTCTCTTGTTCATCAACTACGAACACACCACGTGGCCACGAAGATGGTGAGCTGATGACCAAGTTAGACAGTTTAATGTCATATCTGGGACTAGTGTTTTCATCGCTGCAAATGATAAAGAATTTATTTGCGTTCGTAAATTATTTATGAACGATAACTCGCAGAAGATTGAAAAACGTAAAATTTTGTGTTATACTTTTAAACGACTTTATGCCTTGTCGCTAAATATGAATTCATTATAGAAAATTTCGATTTTTGAGGTTTGACCGCGATTGACCGTGGTTTGACCTAAAAGGTCAAAGGAGGTATGGCGTAGTGTATTTTCATGAGATAGCTGAAGAATTGAAGATATATATGGCACCATCTGAGCGTGGTGGTATTTTCGTCGTGCAGCTTATTGGAGACACATTGCGTGCCCCGATGACTGAAGAGGAAGAAAAAATGGCCTTGGATGATAAGTTCAATCCATTGGCTAATGGAATGTCCTTAAACATGCAAGACCAAATTTTTGAAGGGAAAAAGTTTATATCAAGGAATAGAGCTGGGCTCATTTGTAGTAGATATGACGGGGCCGATTTTGCAGAGGAAATCGATAATCTCTATGATGCAGATAAGGACCATTTGCAAATGTTCTTAGCAAAAAAAGGTATTTCAGTTGCAATAGAGGAACTTGGATCTGCAATGCAAGATATAATGAGTCAAATTTTTCATGGATTATCGAAGGGTATTCATGATGTGGATATTTGTCTTACAATCCATGAACCAAAACCTAGCATTAAAAATCTTGCAGAGAATCGCATTTACTTTGATGATGGAAAACTGGTTATTGATGGGGATACAATTGAGTTACCTATTAAATTGGACGAATCTCAAATATACGAGTTTGAATCTGGTTATATATCTGCACTATGTGATGCTTACGCTGAAGCGTTATCCAGAGATGAAGTTACTGTTGATGATATTCCTAATCTTCCGCTAAAATATCAAATGAACTTCTATGATCAGAGAAAAGCGTACTTGAGTGCTGAGAGCATTCAACGTTCTATTAGCGAAGTGTATGAAGATGGCGAGAACCAATTCGATATACTAAAAGAAGATGCCCTTGAAGGAATTAAAACTACATATTACGATGAGTATGACAATGGATATAGAAGATTGTTGGAAGTATTAAAAAAGATTTCTGATATTCAACTCACAAAATCAAAACTAATGCTTATTAAGGATCTGATTGGAAATTTAGAAAGGCTCGGAATAGTTCATATACTGGTGAACGATGAGACGATTAAATCGTGGGTAGACCCATATGAAGAATAAAGTGTTTAATACTACTTTTGAAAATATGCTCCGCATTCTGATTCTGATGGGCGTTCTTGTTAAGCCAGTGAATTTAGATAGGTTAACTGCATTAGACTTTATTTGTATTTATGGAAAGAAGTGCAAAGTGCTTGATAAGAATCTGCATGGAGATAATGAATTCGGGTTTGCCGAATTTACAAATAAAAGAGAAAAAATAACCGAGGCAATAAAGCTCTCGGTTAAAGATGATTATGTGATTGTAGGTAAGAGTGGCGAGGGATTGGTTTATTCTCTTAATGAAAGAGGTAGAGAAATCGTTACTAATATTCAATCACCATATAGTAAGGCTTATGTAATCGGAGCAAGAATTGTCTGTAGGAAATTTGCAAATTATACAGACGAAGCGGTTCTAAAGTACATAAGTAAATTGGCTACAGAATCGAAGGAGGTATGAGGATGCAGTCTTTTAGAATAAAACAGCTCCTAGTATCTGGAGCCGGAAAGATAGACGGAGTTATTGAATTTGATGATGGATTAAATATTATTCAGGGAAGGTCAAATACCGGTAAGACCTGGATATTAAAGTGCATTTATTATTTGTTTAGTTCTGATAAGAATCCATTCTCACCATTAACTGGATATTCCGATATTAAAGGCGTGTTTTACACAAAACGATATGGCGATATTACGATAAAGCGTAGGCTGAATGACAATCAAGCTGAAGTTATATGTGTGCATCCCGATGTGGTGAATGGAATATATGATACAAACTATAAAGGGAAAGGTCCACTATACTTAAATGATTTGTGGCTTAGAATTATAGGCCTTAACGAAACTATTAGTGTTCCTAAGAGTGCGAGATATGCCCGTGAACGGATTTCTTGGACAAATATTGCTAATGTATTCTTTGCTGATGAGGACGAGATTGACAAATCGGGTTCTTTGATTATAAAGGACTTTAATTACGAAACGGCATTGATATCATCCTTATATTTTTTGTTGACAGGTGACTATAAAAAAGGCGTAGAAGAAATTCTTAAGCCGGAGGTGACAAATGAAAAAAAGAAAGCAGTTGTTGCTTATATAGAGGAGCAAGTTTCCGCTTTGTCAGATAAAAAAGTGAACTACATAATGCAATTAGAAGAGCTTGCTGATGTGGATGTTGATAAGCAGATGCAGGAATTAACAGAAGGTATTTCTGCACTACAACAAGAAATGTCAGAGTTGGTAGAAGATAATGCTACGGTTATAAGACAAATCTCTGAATATCAGCAAGAAGAGGCTAATTGCAAAGTTCTGATTGATAGATATAAGTCTTTGACCAGTCAGTATAAAGCGGATTTGCAACGTCTTGATTTTATTTCAAGAGGTGAAAAGGCTGTAAAAGGACTTCCTAAAAATGATATCTGCCCATTTTGTGGTGGACCTATTGATAATCATGACGAAAATTATGATGAAGCTATTCAAGCAGAAACAAAGAGAATTGTTTCAGAGTTAGCTGTTATTGTTGCGACAGAAAATAATGTACGAGAAGAACAAATTGGCATCAGCAGAAATATATCGGAGCTAACAAAACGTCGAGCTGAAATTTCAGAAGCTATTGCTGAAAAGACATTGAAGATAAATGACTATAGAACGAATCTTCAGCGTTACAGGGATTATACAAAACTACAGTCTGGTATTGATTTTGTAAATGAGCAATTGCAGGTTCTCGGTCGGAAGAAGGTATCTGAATTACACAAGAAAAAGAATCCTCCGTTGTATCATGCTAAGAAGGAGTTTGAAGAGTTAGTTGGTACTGGGTTTAATGAATTGCTTAACAAGATACTTAAAGAATGCAATTATCGTGCAGGCTATGCAAGCTGGGATTTTAAGACGTTTGATATATTGATGGATGGAGTGTCAAAAGAGGAAGATCAAGGAAAAGGC